ATTGCCTCTGGGATAAACCAGAATATTTAAGAGCATGGATTGATATGTTAATGGAAGCAAACTTTGCAGATGTCACCAAGTTGTATAATATGGAACTGGTAACCATAAAAAGAGGTGAGTTCCCTACATCATTAAGAAGTTTATCAGATCGCTGGAGCTGGTCAATCGGTAAAGTCAGAAGGTTTTTGAAACTTCTCGAAAACGATTCGATGATAGACACATCAACAGATACAGGCTTTACTCTAATAAAAATAAGGAATTACGAGGCTTTTCAGACATCAAAAAGCACACCAACAGACACACACACAGACACACACACAGACACACCGACGGGTACTACTATAAGAAGTAAAGAAATAAAGAATATATATAATGATCATTTTAATGAGTTCTGGAAGTTGTATCCAAGAAAGATTGGTAAATCAGTTTGTAATAAAAAGTATAAGATAGCATTGAAAAAAGTAAAGCATGAAGATTTAATGACTAGCTTAAAAGATCATGTAACTGGCTGGAAGAATACTGATCTGGAATATATACCACATCCTTCTACTTGGTTAAATCAAGAAAGATGGAATGATGTAGTTGAGCAGCCAGAAGTAAAAGCTAAATCTAGAACTTACAGAAAAACCAAAACTGGATTATATATTGCTTATTGTGCAAAGTGTGGTACTAAAGCCTATCCTAATGATTACCAGATTAAAGGTGATTCATGTTGTGGAACTGATTGGCTTATAGAAAAACCAGAGATAGATAATACTTCAAAGATAGATAAACAGATTATAGATAGGATAATGGCATGAAAACTAGGAGAGTTAGTAACTGGAAAGGTGATGCAAGAAGAGCAGATGATTATATATCTTACTGTAATACTTGTAAAAGATGTTGGGAACGTAAATTTTTAAAAGGAAGTAGTGGCAGAAGTAGAAATAAGATTATTCATTATTCTGATTTTGTTAGCTATGGAAGAACCAGAAAAGAATGTTTAACTTGTGAAAAAGAGGCTTTAAATGGAATGTAAACATTGTGGCTCTGGGCATGTTCAAAAGAAAGGCTATAGATATAGTAAATATAAAACATCACAGAGATATACTTGCTTTACTTGCAATAAGCAATTTTCAATATCATTATCTGAAGAGCTTATAAATACTAGAGATTTACCTCGAATATTGTTATTTGATATTGAAACTGCTCCAATGGAAGTTTTTGTCTGGGGATTATATAAACAATTTATTCCACATACAAATGTCATCAAAGATTGGTTTGTTTTGAGTTGGTCAGCAAAGTGGCTATATGAAGATGAAATACTTTCAGCAGCAGTAACATCGGAAGAAGCATTAAATCGTGATGATAGCCGTATTTTGGGCGAAATATGGAAACTTCTGGATGAGGCTAATGTTATCATAGGTCACAATGTAGATAGATTTGATGATCGGAAGTTAAAAGCTAGATTTATAGTAAATGGGATGATGCCACCTTCACCATATAAATCAATAGATACTTTAAAAGTAGCCAGAAAGGAATTTGCTTTTGTATCTTATAAACAGGATTTTTTAACAAAGTATTTTGATTTACAGAATAAGCTAGAGACTAATTTTCAACTCTGGAAAGATTGTGTGGCTGGTAAGCAAGAAGCATTGGATAAAATGCTAGATTATAATAAGCATGATGTGATAGGATTGGAAGAAGTGTATTTAAAACTCATGCCATATATTAAAAATCATCCGAATTTAGGAGTAATGATGGATGAAACAGTTTGTACTAATTGTGGATCAGATCATTTAGAGGAAACAAATTACTATTATTACACAGCAGCAAATAAATTTAAGGTACACAGATGCATGAATTGTAAAGCAGTTATGAGAAGTAAGAAAAAAGCTAATTCAAAGCAAACAGAGGTTAGAGCTGTACCAAAGTAATGCCTCACAAATAGAGCTAGGTAGCTTGAAATCTGAATATATTGATGATCTTAACAGTAGATATATGAAGATAAAAGGTTCTTGGCAAATGAAACTATCTCTGGTTTGGCGATTAGGTTAGGTGAGGCATAAATTTAAATAAAATAGGAGCGTAGTATGATCATGTTTAATATAGCAGAATGGATAGCGAATGTATTAGTTTTAGGTTTGGGTGTATTTTTCTGGACTTTAGCTATAGCAGTTATGTTTTTAATAATAACAGAGTTTATTAATCAAGTACAAAAATGAGGTAATAATGGAATCACATACCAAACCTTGCGAAATGTGTGGAAAATCAGAAAGCGAATATGAAAGAAGAAGAGAAAGAGAGAAGATAAACGCCATTAAAATAAAAGCGTTTGTAATAGGTAGAAGGTCAGTAAGGAAATTCAGTAGTAGGGAAAATGATGTGATAGATGCTTTTTATGATCTAGGCATCAATGATTTAACTACTATAGCAGATCATCACAATATAAGCAGAAGTGCCTGTGAAGTTTACTATGATAGAGCGATGGATAAGTTAATGGATATGGATTTTGAAATATGAATAAAGAGATAATAAAGTTACTAGAGGAAAGGCTTGAGAAAGGGAAGCGAGAATACAACGAAGAACTTGATCCTTTTGATGGTAGAATCTGGGAGATAGAAGCTCTGGAAGAGATATTGGATGGTATGATATATACTGCCACATCTATATTAAACATCATACATAGAAAAAATAACAAATGATAGATATTCCTATTCCTAAATGGTTAAAGCTAGAAAGCTATAATACTATCATTAGAAATAACTTTGGTAATCGAGGTTATGCAGATGGGAACAAGGAAGAACAGTATACTGGGATACTAGGTCAAAATGTTGTATTAAATTATTACAATAAGCCTTTAGTAGTAGGTGGTGGTGGATTTGATGGTGGTGTTGATCTGGTCCTAAATGATAAAAGAGTAGATGTTAAGTGTATGGGAAGAAATGGAGTAGTAAAAGAAGGTTACACAAATAACTTTATTGCAGCACAGGATAATTATAATACTGATATATATCTATTCTGTTCAATTAATAAAAAAGATTCTATTCTTACTATGTGTGGATGGGTAACAAAGGATGAATTTAAAGATCGTAGAGTATTCCATGAGAAAGGATCATTACGATTTAGAAAGGATGGCACAGCCATTAAGGTTAAGACAGATTTATATGAAATAGATAATGATATGTTAAATGATGTATTTTATCTATAGAGATTAGAGTTTTAAAAACTCTAACATTAGAGAAATGATAAGTTATCAATGTTTATTTTTTTGTAGTACACTAAATACAACAATATTTTAATTTATAACAAATAAGCATCTTATTTTGTAGGGAAATCCCTGTACTTATAGAGGTACTAATCCTTCCTCACTCGTTGAAAATGATTATAATAGGGCGATAGACAGGAATAGGGATTTATGGTCTGCAGACCTTTTAAAAATATGGAAATACAATACTATAAATCAAACGATCTTATAATGGCAGAATATAATCCTCGCCAATTAACTAAAGATCAGTACAGCCAATTAAAAGATTCTATTACTAGATTCGGATTGGTTGATCCTCTTATTGTAAATAAAAACAAAGAAAGAAAGAATATTTTGGTAGGTGGGCATCAAAGATTTAAGATTGCCAAAGAAATGGGTATTGATGAGATACCATGTGTTGAAGTTGATTTAACTTTAGATGCAGAAAAAGAATTAAACATCAGACTAAATAAAAATGTTGGTGAATGGGATTATGATGCCCTAGCTAACTATTTTGATGTAGGTGAGCTAACAGATTGGGGATTCTCAAACGATGAGCTGCAATTCTACGAGGATGAGCCAGTACAAGGTTTAATAGACGATGATGAGATTCCAGAGGTAGAAGAAGCCATAACAAAAGAAGGTGATCTCTGGATACTGGGAGAGCATAGAGTTTTATGTGGAGATGCTACTGAAAAAATAGATGTTGATCTATTAATGAAAGGTCAAAAGGCTGATATGGTTTTTACCGATCCTCCTTATGGCGTTGATTATGATGGTGGCAGCAAAAAAAGAGAAAAATTAAAAGATGATCATATTGGAACCAATATATATTCTAAAGTAATTCCAATTATATCTGAATATTGTCTTGGTGCTTGTTATACATGGTTTGCTGGTACAAATCCATTTGATCTATATAATTCTGTAAATGAATATGGAGATATTCATTCTTTAATAATTTGGGTTAAAAACAATTCAACTTTTAATATGAGTATTCATTATAAGCAAAAACATGAACCTTGTTTATACTGGAAGCCAAAAAATAAAACATTAAAATGGTCTGGTAATAATGACCAAGATACTGTTTGGAATTTTAATAGAGAATCTAAAAATAAATTACATCCAACTCAAAAACCTGTGGAATTAGCATTAAAAGCTATATCTAATCATGATGCTGATATTGTTATGGATCTATTTCTCGGTTCTGGATCAACCTTAATAGCAGCAGAGAAAACTAATCGTAAATGTTATGGTATGGAACTTGATCCACATTATTGTGATATTATCGTTAAAAGATGGGAAGATTTTACTGGTAAGAAAGCAGAAAGGATAGAGCGTGTTGAAGGCTGATAAACAGCAAGGAAACAGCAAGAAGGTAATAGGCAGACCTTTTAAGAAAGGGCAATCTGGTAATCCTAATGGCAGACCTCCAAAGGTTAGATCAATACCAGACATATTAAAAAAGATCGGAGATGAAGAAGGTACTCTGGATGGTCGTTCAAAATTAGATGTTATCATGTACAAAGTATTCCAATATGCTTTAGAAGGTAAACCATGGGCAGTACAATTTATAGCAGATAGAACAGAGGGTAAGGCAAAAGAAATTAGAGAGATAACACACAAGAATGAACCTATACAAATAATGCAGATTGATTAATTGGAACATAGATCAGAAGCGAAAAGAGATAGTAAAGCACCCAGCAAAAAGAAAGGTTTTAGTTGCTGGTCGGAGATTCGGGAAATCTCATCTATCTCTTATGTGGCTTTTGCAGAAAGAAATTCAAGCTGGGGAGCGTAGATGGATTGTAACACCAACATATAGACAAGGAAAGGCTACCACTTGGAAACTAATGAGACAAATATTCAGAGATTATGATTGCCAGATCAATGAATCAGAGTTACTTGTACGTTTACCTAATGATGCAGAGATTGCTATTAAAGGTGCAGAACAAGAGAATAATCTTCGTGGTGCTGGGTTAGATATGGTTGTAATGGAAGAGTATTCATATATAAAGCCTCATGTCTGGGATGAGATTATTTATCCTACCTTAACAACAACAGATGGATCAGCCTTCTTTATTGGTACACCTAATGGATATGATCATTTATATGATGCTTATTTAAAAGGTCAAAGTGATGATCCAGATTGGAAGAGTTGGCAGTATACAACAGTTGATGGTGGCTATGTACCAGAGAAAGAGATTGAGAAAGCTAAAGCCATGATGGATGAAAGAGCTTTTAAAACAGAGTTTCTAGCATCCTTTGAAACAACTGGTAATAGAGCAGCATATAATTTTGATAGAAGTATTCATGTTAAAGAATCAAAGCAATTAACAAACAACCTATTCTGGGGATTAGATTTCAATGTAGATTATATGAGTTCTGTATTGGGTTGTGAGTATTCTGATGGTACAATACATTATTTTAAAGAGATCAGATTAACAAATAGCAATACTGAAGAGATGTCTAGAGCTATGAAGAAGATAGCACCTAACATTCCAACCTTTCCAGATAGTGCTGGATCAGCCAGATCAACAACCAGCAACAGATCAGATCATCAGATATTAAAAGACCATGGCTTTCAAGTTATAGCAAGGAAAGCAAATCCTCCAATTATTGATCGTTTAAATGCTTTGAATAGAATATTAAAAGATGCTAATGGTAAAGTAAGAATGACCATTGATCCGAGGTGTGTGAACCTTATAAAAGATTTAGAACAAGTACAGAGAAGCAGAGATGGTAAGATAGACAAAAGTGATATTGCTTTAACTCATATGCTTGATGCCTGTTCATATTATATAGCGTATAGACATCCAAT